CCGGCAAGTCTCCAAGATCAAATATGAGTTTCCGGAGTGGCTGGGCACTCTGCGGCAAGGTTCTACGCGGGATTTCATTCTGCGCCCGGAGTATGGCGGCGGCATGCTGGCCCTCAGAAACCTTGACGATCCAAGCAAGTATTACAGCGCTGAGTTTGCGGCGATCGCGGTCGACGAACTCACCAAGAATCCCAAGTCCATCTTTGATGATCTCCGGTTCCGATTGCGCTGGCCGGGGCTCGAAAGTCCCAAGTTCGCCGCTGGAACTAACCCCGGCGGGCCGGGTCACGCCTGGGTCAAAAAATACTGGGTCACGCGAGACTACCCGCCGGAGTTGCAGTCCATTGCGGACGAGTTTGTCATGGTCCGCGCTAAAGCGTCGGACAATCCCCATCTCACCCGCAACTACCACGAGCGCCTGCTTACCCTTCCCCCAGACATGGCACGCAAGGTGGCGGAAGGCAATTGGGACGTTTACACGGGGCAGTTCTTTCCGCAGTTTGAGCAGCCGGCCGGGACGCATGTTATCTCCCAGCGCGAAGCGCTCAAGCGGATACAGCCTTGGCATACCAAGTGGCTTAGCGGTGATTGGGGCTTTTTCCACCCGCACTGCATCCATAAACATGCCAAGGACGAGCAGAACCGCGTAATCACATACGGAGAACTATGGGACAAGGAAGTGGGGGAAGCGGAACTCGGCGAACGGATTGGGAAATTTGTCACGGGCGAAAAAATGATGGCGTTCCCGTTCTCATGGGATGCGTTCGGGAAGCTGTCGGCGCGCTCGGCGGGGAAGATTCGCAAGTCGATCACTCAGTTGATTGGGGAATCGTTGCCGCCTGGTTGTCCCAAGCCGCATCCGGCGGATTCTTCTCCTGGTACGCGGGTTAGTGGGGCGCGGCTGCTCTCGCAGTTGCTCGACTCCGGGCACTGGCTTATTTCGGATGCCTGCCCAAAGCTGATCCAGTGCTTACCGACCCTGATTCGCAATGAAGATAATCAGGAAGATGTTCTCAAGGTGGATTACGCTGAGAACGAAGTGGGAGATGATCCTTACGACTCGGCGCGCATGGGATTGCAGAACATGCTGGGCACGCCGGTAAAGCCGAAGGCGATTCAGCGGCAGGAAATGCTCCATGGATTCGACGAACAGCTTGCCCGAATTAGAGCCCGCCGAACCGATTAACCTGAAGCAGCGCTTTGCCGAACTGGACGAGCAGAGATTGGCCGAATTGCCGGACGCGGAACTGGTCGCAACCATCAATCAAAGGCGCTATCTGGCAGATCTGAAGCAAGAGCACAAATGGAAGAAAGAGAAAGAGCGGCAGCAGCATCCTACGCACTACCGGAGGTATCTATGACTCAATACATGACCCCGATGCCACTTTATCAATGCCACAAGAAAGTATGGGCGCTGAAAATCGCCGGATTTGAACACGAACAACTTCCGAAGTTTTCCGGTGCCACGTGCAAGGGATCATTTTCATTAGGGACGGCATGTGGTCAGTGCGAGCGCTGCAAGTGGGAAAAGCAGCATCCCGGACCGATGCGAACGTTGATCGTTCCCGCAGAGGCTCCCTTTGCGCCGTTTGAAGTTGAACCGGGATATTTCCTCAAGCACAAACCGGAAGTTGGCGGCTATTTTGTCCAGTACGAAGACGGATACAAGTCCTACTCTCCGGCGAAGGCATTCGAGGAAGGTTACACGCGACTGCCATGATCACCGCCTTTGCCGCTTTGCTGGTAGTGCTGTACCTTGTTCTGCTGGTGGGATTTTTCCAATTGCAGCACGACTATGCCGAACTCAAAGCGCAACTCGCCGCCCTCTCCAGCGCTAGGGCTCCGCGATTGGTTCCTGTTGTCCGGAGTGAGCCTAAGCCCGCAGGAGGCCATGTGGATGCTGAATCTCGGAGTGCCTGTCCAGAGTGTGGAGCGCCCAGCGGCCACGCCCGCGACTGCAAACTCAAAGATCAACTCCAGCCAAACGCCCGCCGACAATGGACGGGCTTCGCCCGGGTCAAACGATCTCTCGAAAACGAAATCCAAAGGAGCAACTAAATGGCACGCTCTCCCGAAGAACTCCTAGAAGATATTGAATACGATTTGAAGTTGCAGATTGAAGGCGTCAGAAAGCTGGGCGTGCTGGCGCATTTGAAGAACTGGGCGGAGGAATTGCTTGCGCCTGCCGAGCCCGAGCCAGCGCCCGAAGTTGCTCCTGAGCCCGAGCCGCAACCCGACGTGCCCGCACCCGACGAATATCCCACAGGAAGCGAGTAACTTAAAAATGCCACTCGATAAAAAAGGCGGATTCCACATCAATCCGCAAGCCGCACGAATGCACGACGCCGCTCCGGCCATGGACAAGAAGCCTGATCCGGGCCAGCAAGACGCCGCCAAAGGCCACGTAGAACTTCACCACGGGCCAGCGCCAGACGGCCAAGGCCAATTCCATACCATCCACATGCCCACCGGGGAAGCCAAAGGGCATGAAACCCTGCATGACGCGCACCACGCCATGAACGAACATATGGGAACCGATGGCTGTGCCGGAGATGGAAGCTGCGAACACTCCGAGCCCGATGGAGACGAAGGCGACTCCGCGCAAGGATCCGACGGCGGCGATTCGGACGATAGCGAGTACTAGCCTCTAAGCAATGCAGCAGCTGTACATCACCCGTAGCGGCTTTGCCCGCATGTTCGGCGTTCAAATTCCCCCGGATGCCCTGCGCTGCACGCTACACACGATGGACTGCACGATCGAAGTGATTTTTCTGGACGAAGAAAAGGTTGATCCCGGAACTCTCCGCGACCTTGAAGAATTAGACCGGATTTACCAACTCTCGGGCGAATAAGCGCCCACATTCAACAAAGGACAATCCAAAATGAAACGCACATTGACCGCTCTGGTTAGCATCATCCTGCTTGCCGCTTTCGCTATTGGCCAGCAGACGCCCGTACCGTTTCCCGCTGTCGCAGCCTCTTACGCGGCCGGGATTGCTTATGCTCCGAACTTCGGCAAGTGGCAGATTCCCCTCGGCGGGACCGTCACCGCTACCGGCTCGCAGTCGTTCCTTTTGCAGTCGGCCTTCGCGAGCACTCCGGACGGCATCGTGTTTGTGCCCTTCGTAGTGAATGGCAAGATCACCGTCGGGACTGGGGCGCAGGCTGAGACTGTGACCATCTCCGCGGTTTCCGGCTGCTCGGGCGTGGCCAACTACGGCCAGACCGCTACCTGCACCGTGACCGCTACCTCGTTCGCCAATAACCATTACATCGGCGAGCCTGTGACGTCGGCGGATAACGGCATCATGGAAGCCCGGTCCTATGCGTCCAATACCGGTGGCGGACTGGTGCGGTTTGATGTCGATTGCGGCGTGATCACCCTGGCGACAGGCTCACAGACCACGACCTCGACCTGCTACGTGCCGAACCTGATCATCAATCAAGGATCAGCGTCGCGCGTGACCACGACCATCACCTCTTCGGCTACGGGCTGGGAAGTGGGCGTAACCGGCGCACTGGCAACTTTCTCGACCAATAACACGACCTTGACCGCAGGCACCACAGCCTTCACCACGCAGGGCTCTCCGGCCGTGGCTCTGGTCACCTCCGCCACTTCGGCTGATCTGGCCGCGGTGATCCTCACCGCAGCGGGCGGCAATCCGGGCGCGGGCGCCATTCACGTTCGGGTGTGGGGCTTCACTCCAGCACAGTCCGCATTCTAGGGAGTAGTTCATGGCCGACAAAAAGCACTGGATTCAGGGTGCTGTAAAGCATCCGGGATCATTCCGCGCCGCCGCGAAGAAGCATGGATTGTCCACGCAGGCTTACGCGGAAAAAAAGAAGGATGCGGGCGGCACCACGGGCAAGCGGGCGCAGCTAGCACTCACGCTGATTGGTTTAAACCACGGCAAGTAGATGCTGGCGCGCCTCGCACCCGGGGAGCGCCCGGATTCGGACAAATACTGTCATGCCGAAGTCTGGTATGAACATCCCTCGAAGCACATCGATGAATCCTGCGGGCATTGCGTGCATTACATCCGGGGACATGTGCCGCGCTGCCAGGCGGTCACAGGTCCGATCCGGCCGCAGGATTGGTGCCAACGTTTTGAAGATTAGCGCTCTGAAGTAAACATGAATACCGCACCCGATAACGACCCGCAAAACGGCCAAGGCACTGACTCCGATTTAGAGCAGAGCCAGAAAGCCAAAACTCCGCAAGCGGAAGCGGAAGTGAACGACGGCTCTAAGTGTCCCTGCGAAGATTGGGGACTCGAGGACCCGGCCGCCGACGATTCCGCCTTGCAAGCGGCGATTCTTGACCTGTGCAAGCATTACGCGGCGCTCGACAAGTACGCTCGCCGAACGGAAGTGATGGACGCGCGGCGGCAGAGATTCTATCGGCGGGATGATCAATACATCACGTGGAATCCGGCCAATTGGATATTTCAGCCGTGGACGGGCCAGTCGACGGGCGACAACATGAGCCCCGCGCAGGATTCCTCGAGATACACCGACGTTTACAACATCTATTGGCCGTACATGCGGGCCCTGATCGCGATCGGAGTGCAGAATCCGCCGGGCGTGAACTTTGAGCCCGATGACCCGACTAAAGGCACGGATATTGCCGCATCGCGCGCCGCCGAACAGTACCGCCATTTCGTGGACCGGGTGAACAAGCGGAAAGATTTGCAAGGCGACATCATGAGCCTGTTTTGCACGGATAACCGCGTGGTGCTCTATACGCGATCGGTGCGAGACGGGCAGAGATTCGGATTCAACGAAGAGACAGGCGAGCCGCACTCGGGGGAATTGGTGCTGGCTAACGGGACACTGGAATCTAAAGTGCCGATTCTCGCCAAGTCGATGGCCGAGTGGACTTACGCGTTTGTCTCGGATGAACTCGATATCAATTTAGCGAAGCAAGCCTATCCGAAATATGCGGGCAAGATTAAGCAAGGCACTTCAGCGGTGGGGGAATCGGCTTATGAGCGCATGGCCCGGATTGGGGTCTTGCAGGGAACCAGACTCTTGCAGCAGGCCGGAGACGCTTATGCCCACCTCGCCACCCGTCATCGTGTTTGGCTCCGTCCAGCAGCGTTCAATCACGCACCCGATGCCATCCGAGATCAACTCAAAGAACTCTACCCCTCCGGATGCAAAGTGATCTGGTGCGGAGATGCCTACTGCGGTTCGTTCAATGTTTCGATGGACGATCAATTACAGGTGGGATTCCCCGGACCGGGCGACGGCATGTCGCGGGCTTCCATGCTCAAGCCGATGGTAGTGATTCAGGATTGCTACAACGATTACAAAAATCTGGAAAAGGAAATATTTGATTTCACGATTCCGGTCACCTATCGACTCTCAGAGATCGGGGATATTGAAGCGATCCGCGAGCAATCGTCCGAGCCGGGCAATTACGTGGACTGTGTTTTGCCGGGTGGCTTGACCGAACTCGCGCAGGCCTTCTACCGCGAACCTCCGCCCGAATCTCCGCCTTCACTCATGCAGGCTTACCGCGATTTGCAGGGAGCCTTGGCGCAGTTCATCACGGGAGCGCAGCCGGCACTATTTGGCGGAGGGGACAAAGATAACGACACGGCGCACGGCATTGCCATGCTGCGGGATCAGGCCATGGGGCAGTTCTCGATTGCCTGGGGGAATCTTCAGGAGTTAATGGCTGGAGCGTACAAGCAGGCGATCTTGGCTGCGGCGCAGTCTCGAGCAGAAGAAGAAAATATCAACATCCGAGTCCAGACCGGCAAGGGCGCAACGGCTATCGTCAGCGTGTCGATTGCAGACTTAAAGAAGGGGAACTTCCACGCCTATCCGGATACCGATTCGTCATTCCCGGAGACTACGGGCTCCAAGCGGCAGACGGTCATGTCGCTGGTCACGCAGGCTTTAACCAATCCCTTAGCGGCCGAAGCCTATGGCGTATTGACTCCCTCGAATCTGGAACTACAGAGAGAGCTGTTAGGCATTGAAGGCTGGGAAATTCCCGCAGCGAACTCCTCCGACAAGCAGATGCAGGAGATCGAGCGGCTCTTACAACAGAAGCCGATGCCGAATCTCGAAGCCATGGAGCAATTCGCGGCCGATGAAGCAATCGAGGGCGTATTAGCCCAGCAGTCGCAAGCCAGTGGCGTTCCGGCTCCAGAGCCTCCGCAGCCCGACCCGATGCAGCTTTACAAGTGCTCCATCCCGGTCGATGTGAAATTTGATTTCCACGAGTTTGAATTTGCCACGGTGAAAAACTGGCTCTCCTCTCCGGAAGGACTGGAAGCGGCGCGGACGAATAAGTGGGGCGTGCTGAATGTGAAACTGCACGGGCTCGAGCACGAAGCCGCGATTAAAGCCAACGCTCCGCCGCCGCCTCCGCCCGGAGCCATGCCGCCGAAACTTCCGCCCAAGGGCGGACCCTCTAAACCTGCCTTGCCGCCGAGTCCGGGCGCAATGGCGCAACCGATGGCACCGCCACAAGGGGCACCTCTCCAATGATGATTCGCTGGCTTCTCAATCACTTTCTATTTGCTGGAACCATGTTCTTTGCCGCCGGAGCGGTGGCCGATGTAGCATCTGGCGCAGAAGCCGGAGGCGCAGGCGATGACGGAGGATCAGCAGAGAATAGCGGCGATGGTGTTGATGATGCTGGCGGCGTTTCTGATGCTGCTGCCGATGATGCTCAATCCGGCGAGAATGCCGAGCAAGTTGACGCGCCGAAAGAAACCGCCGGCGGCAAGCCCGACGCCAAAGTAGACGCCCGCTCTTTACCGCCCGCTGTCCGCGACTTCATGAAGGACTTGCAGGCGAAAGACGCCAAGGCGCACGGCTGGTTGAAGGATGTTCTGTTCCGCGACCGGCAACTCGCGCAAATCGTGCCGGGCGGGATGAAAGAGATTCAGACTCTCAAGACGCAGGCGGAAACGCTCACCCGCGAACTCGGTCCGGAAGGCTTGGAAGGCGTCAAGCAAGAACGGGCGGAATGGGAAGCCATCGACAACGCCTATCAGAACGCAGACCCGCGCTATCTCGACACGATCATCGAAGCTAATCCCGAATCCTTCAAGAAGTTCGCTCCGCTGGCCATGAACAAGCTGGCCCAGGTCGATCCCGAAGGCTATCAGCGGCACATGTGCAATGTCATCATGAGCACGTTCCAATCGGCGGGCGTGGTAGCCTCGTTGCGTTATCTGGACCGGGCCCTGCAGATGAAGGACGTGGAAGGCGCGCAAGGGCTTGCGAAAGAGATTGGCGACTGGGTCAAAGCGATTGAGGACACGGCGAAATCGCAGCCGAAGCCAGTCGAGAAAGACCCTGCGCTTGATGCTCGTAAGGCGGAACTCGACAGCCGGGAGTTCTCCCTGTGGGTCAATGACACGGCCAGCAAGATCAACACTTTCAAATCGTCCGCGATTCGCAAGGAACTCGGCCAATACCTCAAAGGTACGCAGGTTGACGATGAGACTTACGAAGCCATCGAAGGGCAGACGCTCAAATATCTCGACCAGTTGCTAAACTCCGATCCGCAGTTCAAGCCGACCTTCGAAGCCTACGTCAACGCGAAGGATCGGGAAGGCGTCACGCGGTTCATTCAATCGAAGTTGCAGGAATTATTGCCCTCGAAGCCGGGTAAGCCTGGGCCGGTCGAGAAAGCGCATAAGCTATTTTTCCGGGGAGCAGCGCCGGCAGTTCGGCCGAAGCCCGTCGCAGCCGCAAAGCCGGGACAGCCGGCCGCAGCCGCGCCGAAAGGCTGGGTCAAGATTGGGCAGGCTCCCAAGCCGCATGAGATTGACGGGAATAAATCGCCTTTTGAGATGAGATTCAATCAGCAAGCGATTCTGCGAGACGGACGGCGCGTGTACTGGGGCGACCGGATACCTTCCTAACGTGGGGTGTGACGTGGGGTTAAATGGCTGGAAAGCCGTGCCCATGGCGGGTTTTGTTTTCCGCAAGTGGGGTGTGACGTGGGGTTGTGGGGGGGGCACAAAACACCATTTCGTTGGTTGAGCTAAATGCCGCAAAACTTCTACAGTTCGATTCGCAAGCTGGCGCGTGAGTTAGCCGCGCAGCAAAAGACTTCTGGCGCTTTGAGCCACGGGAAACAGACACCCGATAAAACTGGGGCAGAAAAGACGCCAAGCACCACGCCGCGAAGCTAAACACACTGCACCGCGCAGGCAGTCCCCGCCGGGGAGAAAGCGCAGCCGCGAGACTAAACCCAAGAGACAAACATGAGCATTGCAAACGTAAGCCAGACCTTGGCGCTACAGCGTGAACATGTCCGTCCGGAATTGCCACGGCTATTCCCGATGGATGACACGCTTTGGGCCGAGATCAAACCACGCGATGACATCGATGTGGTTTCCTACCGTCCGACCCGCGTACCGCAGTATTTACTGAGCGGCGGTAAGCACCGGATGGGCTCTTTTGATGGGGCCGACATGGGGCAGGGGTCCAGTTTCACCACGGACTACTACACCCTGGTGCCGGTTTATCCCTTCTCCTGCTGGCAATATACGAAGCTGACGGAGATCACTACCAACAACGATCAGAAGGCCATCGAAAATTACGGGATGCGGACCATGAAAGAAGCCATGGCCGAATTTAACGTTTTCATGGAAGCCCTTCTTAACACCGACGGGTCAAACACTCTGGATTCCGTAGTCTCGGTTTCCGGCAACGTTCTGACCATGAAGAACGCGCAGATGTTCCGCGATAACAACGACTACGACGTATGGTCGGCGCTCTCGGGGACTTTCCGGGGCACGATTACCGTGCAGTCGGTGGACACGCTGAACAACCAACTGAATTTGACCGCTGCACCTCCGGTCGGCACGGCGGCGAATGATTTGCTGCTGGTCTCCGGCTCGGCGGGCGTGGCGGGTAGCGGATTCCTCGGAATCTACTACTACCAGGTCAATTCCAACACCGGTTCTATTGGCGGACTTTCGCGCGCCGCTTATCCCGGCAAACTGACCACGCCCACGGTCAACTTTGCCTCCGCGTCCCTGACACCTTCTAAAGCTCGTTTGATGCTGGCGCAAATGCAAATTGCGATGGGCATCGATCAGCCGGACAAGGTTGATCTGACCTGGAATATGAACGTCGATATGGTTGCAGCTTGGGAAAACGTTGGCCTTTTGGTGGCTTCGGTCATCCAGAACCAACTGACCGGCTCGAACCAAATCGACATGCTGAAGAAATCCCCACCCAAGCAATTGGCGGGGCGTCCCATTGTCGGCGGCGGCAAGGGCTCACTTCATGCCCAACCAGGCAGAATTGACGGACTGCCGTTGAAGCACTTGTTCCGGGTAGAGAATCAGCCCATTGACTTCTACGAAGTCGGCGGACAGACCACCTTCCCGGCTTACGGGGCTTCGGGCGGACTGGCTTCCTCGACCATGTTCTATTTGTGGTCAGGCGTCAACCTCGGAGACGAGAACGTTCACGCCGGAACGTACGGTTCCAGCATAGCTATTCCGACGGGCTACTACGGGCACTAAAACTTTCTGGGCCGCTCGAAACTGGGCGGCCTAGAATCTTTCTCTTATGAGCATTCCAATCTTAGGTGCAGACAAAACGCCGCGCTTTTGGCCGGGGAAGAACTCCTTCGGCAAAACTCCAGCGGGTAAAGTTCTCTACCGCGTCATTCATTCCTCTTCCAGGATGTGGATGATCGGCGGCCGTTGGCCGAACGGCAATCTGGCTTACATGTGGGTTCCTTACTACGGATTACGGCAGGAATGGGTACTCGAGCGCTGGCTCTCCGCGAAGGAATTTGCCGGGGAGGAAAAAGACTGGAATATCGCGGCGCAGGCTTACGACTTTGATGAATGGGGGCAGCAAGTTCCTATTCTCGGCATGTTGACCTTCCCTTATCCGCGGCGGGGCTGGTATGAGCATGTTTATTCCTTTCCGACCGACGCGCCGCCGAACATGGAAGCGATTGTCCCGTTGCTCGAGCAGTACAAGACGCTGACTATCGGACAGATCAAAGCGGGAATCGCTCTCTGGCATGAGCGCAAGAAGAAGGAATGGGAGCAGAAGGTGGAAGATGGATTCCTCGACGCGCAGGGAGCCTTCCACAATCTCCCCAGCAGCGTGAATCCGGGGAAGATGACCGCCGACAAAGTGGATTTAGCGAAGCCGACGGAGCTGCGCTCTGCCATTGAGAAGGCGCGTGGCGAGACCAAAGAAGTAGTGGATGAAATCATTCAGGATGCGCCGTTGCCAAGTCACGGCATGTCCATCCGACAGAGGAGAGACTAATGGGAGTTCTGGCGCAACAGGTACGAGGCGACGAACGCACGGCGGAATTGGCCGCAAAGAACGAGAAAGAAGTGCAGTTCGTCCCTGACGAAATCCGGCAGTGGGCGGAGGAGAATCCGGTCCATATTTTCAACGTGTCGCCGTACTCGCACACCATCCAGCATCCCGCAGTGGGATTCCTGACGATTCCCGCATGCAAAGAAGGCAAGAGATATTCTGAGCCCGCCGTGCTCAAAGGCATGATTCCTTATGGAGTCTGCACGGATATGAAGACGGTAGAAATCCGGCAGGAATCGGGCAAATTCATGGCCTGTGACCTGCTGGGCATTGGACCGTTCAAGCAGGCGTCCAATTCTCTGTTTCAGTTGGGAGTGTTCATCGCATCGAACGATACCTTTGACGCGAAGGACATCGTTTCGACTAAAGTCGCCAACGGGCGCGACGGCAAGCCGATCTTCTTATCTCTGCCGCGCTGGGTCAGCCGGGGACAGAACGCGGAGAAGCCGAGCGAGAAAGAACTAGCGCAGGCCAACGAGTTATTTTTGCAGCACGATTTCCGCCTGATCGCGGAAGCTGACGGATTCTGGAACGAAGGCCCGGATGGGCAGAAGAATATCGTCAAGAATCACCGGGAAGCGCTCAACAGGCGCGGACAATTGCGCGAATGGGCGAAGCCTTTGCAGAGTCTGATTGATTGCCCGGGCTGCGGCGACAAGGTTTCCCCGAGCGTCGTGGTGCACAAGTGCGGCGCTGTCTTCAACTGGGACAAGGCGATTGAACTCGGCATCAAGCGGGCGGAAGACCGGCCAGAGCCAAACAAGTCGAACGCCAAACGAAATTAAAAGTTATTCAACCTTTCCACTGAGTTTTCCTCACCGAAATGAAATCCTTAAAATTCCTGTTCCTCCTGTTCCTTCTGGGGACAGGTCTTTTCTTCGTCACCCCTAAAACGTTCGGGCAAGTCGGCAGCCCTACTTCTGTTCCCGTGGTGGCAAACGGAGTCGGGCAGCCGATTGCCGGAGCTACGGTCGGAATCTGCGCCAGCTACCCGGGCGCGTCTCCGTCGGCGGCCTGCGGCGATCCCATTACCACCTACACCGATGGCACGATGAGCGTGCAGTGCACCGGCACCAATAAGCCGCTCAACAATCTGCCGGATCCATCAACCGGCTCCGGATGCTCGAACCCTGGCAAGAGCGATGGACTGGGGAACGTGATCGCCTTCGGCGCATCGGGCTATTACTGGTGCGAGTA